AGGTAACATGTTTTATCAAAGTACTGGATGTGGTAGCGGTAATATATTAACGTTGATTATCAATTCGATTATTAACGCGTTATTACACCGTATGGCTTTTTTCAAAACCCATCCAGAAAAAACCAGCTTTAGGTTTTATGTAATGGCTTATTATGTTGGTGATGATTCTTTGTTAAGAATCAAAGCTGAAGTTATAGGTACTTACAATATGAAAGCATTACAAGAATATTTCGCATCTATCGGTATGGAATATACCGATCCTTTTAAAAGTGAAGGTGAAATTCCTATTACTTTAAAATTAGATGATGTTGATTTTCTTAAAAGGCGATTTAGAAAAGACGACGTTCTTGGAATTGTTGGAGCTTTGAGTACGGACTCATTGCGTAAGATGGTTACTGGCACTGTTGGTAGTAAAAAAGTTTTAATCGAAACACAAATAGCTGGCTCATTAACATCGTTTGTTTTTGAGTCTTTCCTTCTTGGGAAAGATGTGTTTTTAGAACACCAGAAAGAAGCTATAGCTTTTGCTGCAATTAAAAAAGTTATGCTTCCGGAGGTAGTTTTCGAAAGCTATGATTACTTTGTACAAAGATACAAAGCGGGAGACTTCAGCTCCTGGGATTTCACATACGTGAAATCAAACTGAAAATTAAGTCGTTAACATTTTGTATATTATGTAATATAGTGTTATTGTGACTGTACAAGTATAACCTGTGAATGCTTATATTGTATCATAATTAGAGTTGTTAGTTATCTCAAACTATCCTTTTGTTCAGAGCTTTGTGAACTGGCCATTGTTATGAAAGTCGCCAATAAGAACTTTCCTGTACTAATATTTCTTTGCATACCCCATGGAGTTTAATAATAATAACAATAAAATAACAATTGATAACACAGACAATGAAGACTTAAGCAGCGGTCTCGGTCCTGATGTTATGCTACATGAGCTACCTAGTAATACTAATACTAGTGTGACTCAATTTACGGACGTTGTAGCCCCGTTAAATGTAATGTATACTGGTAAGAATAGTTTGCCAAATAGTGTTACATTGCCCGCAGGTAATCTTGATGATTTTCTTACTCATTTTACCAAAGTCGAAACCGCGTCGTGGTCTACGGCGGATCCGTACGGTTTCAGCTTAATTACTTTCAGTCCGCATTTGGAACTAATGATTAATAACCCAATTAGTTTAAAAAGAGCGAATTACTGGCTTTATAGATCTGATATAGAGTTGCGCATTCAGATTGATGTTCCATCACAGTATTATGGAAAAATTATCATTTGCGCTTATCCAGTTGCGCCTCCAAAAGCTAATATGACTGATATGCCCGTCGATCCAGTTAGTGTATGTCAAATGACTCAGTGCATTCATGCTGACATTACAGCTGGAGAATCTCAGGCTGTATACATGAC